AATCCGAAAAGCAAGGACGAGTTGTTGGAAAAGCGAAGTATCCTGATGAAAAGGATTCCGATGCTTATCCAATCGTAGAAGTCTGGTTGAATATGCACCGTGACCGCTACGTGACAGCTACGGCTTCTTCGGCATAATAAGGAGGGATAATCATGGCTATTAACAGAGCTAGTATTAGCAAAGAACTCCTTCCAGGTCTTAATGCCGTATTTGGAATGGAGTATGGAGAGGTGAACAATGAGCATGAGCCTCTTTTTGAAGTAGAAAACTCAGATCGTGCCTTTGAAGAAGAAGTCCTCTTCACTGGTTTCGGTACTGCACCTACTAAAGGTGAGGGTTCTGCTGTTTCTTACGATGACGCACAGGAAAGCTACACGGCTCGGTATACTGCTGAGACTGTTGCGCTTGCTTTTGCGGTCACCGAAGAAGCAATGGAAGATAACCTGTATGATACGTTTGCCAAACTTCGTGCGAAAGGTCTTGCACGAGCAATGGCAAATACCAAACAGGTGAAAGCTGCAAACATCTACAACAATGGTTTCTCTGATACCATTGGTGACGGTGTTGCATTCTTTTCTGATTCTCACCCAACGATTTCTGATGGTGATCAGGGCAACCTTTTGGCTGCGTCTGACCTTGCGGAATCAACTCTTGAAACTGCACTAACATCTATTCAGAAGATCAAAGATGATCGTGGTATTCTGATTGGTGCATCTGCGGTTTCTTTGCACATCCCAGTTGACTATTGGGCAGTAGCAGATCGTGTACTTAGCAGTCCTGGTAACACTCAAACGAGTGCAGCACAAGCTAACCCTAACACGAATGCTATCAATGCTACTCGTCACATGGGTATGGTCCCTGAAGGGTACTTCGTTAACCGTCGCTTCACTGATACTGATGCGTGGTTTGTGAAAACTGACGTGCCGAATGGAACAAAGATGTTTGTTCGTTCTCCACTTCAGACCAAGATGGAGCCAGATTTCGATACTGGAAACCTTCGTTTCAAGGCAAGGGAGCGTTATAGCTTCGGTGTCTCTGATTGGCGTGGTTGGTTCGGAAGTGCTGGATAATAAAACGATAGAGAGGGGTAGTGTAATGCTACCTCTCTTCTATTTACTAAAAAGGAGAGGTCATGTCAACTAATATTAAAGTTGCTATAGCCACAGGGGATGCCGTATTAAAGTATGTAGACGATGATACAACTGTCGGTAGTAATGGAACGGCTGACGCTAATCTTCCAAGTACTACTCGTATTGTTGCAATACATGCGTTGGCAACTGCTGCTGGTTCTTATTCTATTAAAGGACAAAGACAAATTACAAATAAGACTGCAGAAGGAACTGCAATTAAATTTCAAGTAGCTGCAAACGAAGCTAGTGATATTTATATTGGAGAACTTGGAGTTGCAGTTTATGGTGTTGTAAGTGTTTCTGGTCCTACGGACGGTTGTGTTCTTACAGCAATGCTTGGCTAATCATGCCTAATTTTTCTTATCTTAAAACTGATATCATTAATACAACGGAAAATGATGCTACTGAGTTTTCTGCACAAGTTTCTGCGTTTGTAAAACGTACAGAGTTTCGTATGATAAGAGACTTAGATGATTTTGGTTTAGATGAATATACAACAGTTTCAGTATCATCTGGAAATGCTGCAGATGTAACACTTAGTGATAGAACAAGAATTGTTCGTAACGTAAATTATAAAGTTAGTACTGGTACAACAGTTACTAATCTTCTTCCAAGAACTACAGAATATGTAGAAGACTACTGGCCTGTTAGTGCTTCTACAGGAACGCCAAGATACTACACACGGCGTAACAATACACAAATTAAAATTGTACCTACTCCTGCATCTGTAGTAACTGCAGTAATAAAAACTCAGTCTCAGCCCCTTGCGCTTGCTTCAGCAACAGGTACGAGTGTAACTACTTCTAATTACTTTAGTCAATATTGTTATGATGCTTTATTTGCTGGATGTATGATGGAAGCTACTATGTATATGAAAGATTGGAACACTCTTCAAACATGGCAGGGCCAATATCAAAGTTCTATAGAATCATTACGTAATCAAGCAAGACGTACAAGACAGGATGATATGGCTCAAGCAGCTTCTCCTGCTGGTGGTCCAGACACATTAATACAGGGAGCAAGTTAAAATGTTATTAAAAGGAATGAAAAAAGTTTTGAGCGCAACTAAAGGTCCAGGTCCAAAGCGAAGAAGGAAAGCTCCTTCTAAACCTCTATCTGCAAAGGAAAAACAGCGTCTGGCTGAAAGCAACAAGAGGTTCAACAAATTTATGTCTGACTTTTCTAAAGAAAAAAGCCCAAAGGCAGTAAAAAGAAGAGCATTAAAAGGTCTTCAACTAGAAGCTCAACGAAAAGCTAAAGATGCAAAGCGTGGTGTTGATAAAAAGAAACAGGCTGCAGTTAAGAAAAAAATAATTGAAAATAAAAAAAGAATTAGAAAAAAATCTCAAAAAGATTCTTATGGTGGAATAGATACATTACTAGAAAATTTAATAATTCCTTATACAGGAACAAAAGATAAAACAGTAAAACGTATGTCTGGTGGCTTAATAAAACTAGGAAAAAAATTAGTTAGCCCTAAACCTAAACCAAGAACTAGAAAACGTAAAAAACCAGTTCAAAATATTTTTAGTGATACAACAGGAGCAGGAAGGGGTAAGTTTGAAAAAGGAGGCTTACCTAAACGTAAAGGAGAAGCTGAAGGTGCAAGACTTGATCCTGGTTCTAGTGATTATAGAGGTGGTGTAGGAGCTAGAACAGCTAGAGATGTAGGTACAAAAGGTGAGAAAGTTACTATAGGTGGTTTAACTATTAATAATTTTGTACGAGATCAAGCTTCAAAAGGAGCAAGAGCTAGAGGAAAAGCAAAAGCAAAGCTTGCAAAACTAGCAAGAGAAGGGGAAACTTTAAAGATAAGAAACCAAGCTAAAGCCGCTTATAATAAAATGGAAGCACAGGATATTAAAGCTACAGACAAAGCTCGTAAATCTGCTTCAGAAACTAGAGCAAAGCCTGGTAAGAAAAAAAGATTAAAGGCTGCTTTATCAGGTACAAAAGTTAAAAAAGAAGATAAAAGAGATCCTGTTCAAGCATTTTTAAATGATGGTGAAATTATAGGAAATTTTAAACCTACATTAAATCAACAAAAACAAGCAGTATCAAATTTAAAAGCAAAAAGAAAAACTGCAAAAGCTAGGGAGATTCAAGCTATGTTAGAATTAGGACCAAAGAAAGCCGCACGAAGAAAAACCAAAGAACAGAAAATGTCTAGGATAGGCCGTAAACATGGTGGTCCTACAAATCCTATAAGTACAAAAGGTTCTTATGGTGGGAAAAAGAAAGTAGCTAAAGCTGATTGGATGCAGGGTTTAAGTCCTGCTCAAATACAAGAAATTTTAGGTGGACCTACTAAAGATGCTTCTGGAGTTACCAGACATTCAAAGAAGAAAACTAAAAAGAAAAAGAAAGTTGTAAAAGCTAAAAAAGGAACTGGAAAGAAAACAGTTTATAAAACTAGACAATACGATGCTTCTGGTAAACCCATAACAACTAGAAAATCAGCGTCACCTTATAAAACTAGACAAACTGGAATACCTGATCCAGCAGCGAGTATGAGAAGTTCTGTTAGGAGTCAAGGAAAAAAAGGTGGTGGCAAAGTACTCTATCGTAGTATAGGCGGTAGTATGCTTAATGGTAATGATCTTATAAAAGCGATTTACTCACCAAGACCTGATGATTACTAGATCAAGTGCAAGACAACAAGTTATGAAAGCTCCTAAAAAACGAAAGCCAAGTGGAGCTAACTTTAAAGCTCTTACAGCAAAACTAAAAAAACGTGGAGCAAAAAATCCTAAAGCCCTTGCAGCATTTATAGGCCGTAATAAATATGGCCCTAAGAAAATGGCAGCAATGGCACAAAAAGGTAAAAGAATAGCAAAGAAACGTAGAAAGAGGAGATCATAATGGATAAAAAAACAGTAGCAGTTGTAGAACAACCTGCTAAAGTAGAAGTTGTACCAGCGCAAGAAGATAGTATGTTAGGAATTAGCCTAGCAATTATTGGTGTTATTGCAATAGGTGCTTGGTACTTCTACAGAAAATATACTAAGGGGAAGTAATATGGTAGGACCACATACACTAATTAAGCGTCCTCACAACCTTGATGAAATTGTAGGAAGACCTACTGGACAAGGTTTTGGTGCCGCACGTAAGGGGCCAGCCGTAACAGGAAAGCCTCAAGATGTTGTAGTCGAAGAAGATTATCAACAAGGCAAGTCTTTTAAAATAGAGGACTAATATTATGGCTGAACCACAGGTTATTAAAAATCTTAAAAATCAAATAGCTGTTTATGAAAACAATCTAGCAAACACAGCGCAGGGAAGTTTTCCTCGTAAAACTGCACAAAGAAGACTTAAACTATTAAGAGCTAAATTAGCAAAAGCAAAAAAGAAACCTGTGGGCAAAGCTAAAGCTGCAGAAAAAAACGCTTTTCTTGATGTAAAGAAAAATAAGAAAAAGACGAAGCCAAAATCTTCTTTAGCAAAAACTGTAGAATCTATTTCAAAGTTTAAGAAAAGAAAGAAACCAAAGAAAGCCTCACCTAGCCTTATATCAAAGGCTGCAGCTAAACCAGTTAGTTCTACTTCTAAGAAAGATAAAACACCAAAGCAGACGACTGGTCGTTCCTTATTACCTAAACAACGAGCAACAAAAGTTGTTAAGAAAAAACCTAGAAATATTAGTGATACTCTAGCATCTGAACGAGGAAATGTTTTTAGAATAAAAAAAGATGTTAATAAAAAACCTAAAAATATTAGTGATGTCTTAGCAAAAGAAAGAGGAAATGTTTTTAGAATAAAAGGTGGTGTTAAAACAGATGATGTTACAACACCAGCTAAACGTAAAAAAGTAGTTGCACCTCTTCCTAAAAAGAAACCATCAAAAAATATTTTTAGAGATGTTACTACTATAAAACCTAAGCCTGTTGGATATCAACCTGAGACAGATGCAGCCGAAGGATATGATCCTGATGGTAAAACTGTAACAACTGGTAAAAAACGTAAAAGCGTTTTAGATGCTATGTTTGGTGGATTTAAAAGTGGTGATTTTTCTGAGAAAGATACAATAGTTAGAAATCCATTTACAGGTGGAGATATGGATATTTCTTATGAGTATCCAGAAGACCCTGATTCTGTAGAAGCGATGTATCGTGGAGGCAGTATTAAAAAAGGAATGAAGAGAACTAAAGTTCGTAAACGTGCTGCTCTAAGAGGGCATCGAAAAGAAAGACGTGGAGGATAAAATGCCAGGTAAAGTTGTAAAAGGATTAACAGAGCTTGGAGAAGCTGTTAGAAAAAGAGGAAGAAAAAGAAAGCCTAGAGGACGCAAGGCCGCTACTGAAGCACAAAAGAAGGCAGCTAAAGTTTTAGGTATTTCTGTTAATGAAGCTAAAAAACTTCCTGATGAAAAAATTAAAGAAGCACTTAGAAAAAAAAGAAAGGCTCCTCCTAAAGTAAAGCGTACTAAAAAAGAAGAGAAAGAACTTGCTAGATTAACAAAAGAACAGGAAGAAGATATAAAAGCTCAAGAACAAGGACTAATATCTCCATATGGTCGTGAAAGACGTAGAGAGCTTTATCCTTCAAAAGGAGCGTATCGTGAATCTAATCCACTTGAAAGAAAAGTAGGTGTAGGTAGTGGGCCAGAAGTAGGTATGGAAATAATGAGAGGGAAAGCACTTACAAAACAAGAGATGGACGAACTACGAGAGCATGGTTATATTGATGTAGATAACAAACGATATGGTGGTAAAATAAAAAGACGTATGGGTGGAATGATCACAAAAGGATATGGAAAAGCTAAACGTGGTTACTAAAGAATTTCTTGATAGGTATCAAAAATCTATAGATAAAGGTGAAGATGACTATAGCTTAATAGATGAAAGTTGTGTTAAGCCTCTTAAAAAAGATTACACATATTGGGATGATTATTGGGAAGCACTGGTAAATTATTTAAAAGAAAAGTATAGATATACATATGGCAGTCAAGCGAAGAAAAAGTAATATGAAGGGGATTACCATTGGTAGGGGTATGAAACGTCCTACCAAGTCTGGTGCTGGCATGACCAAGAAAGGTGTAGCCAAGTATCGTAGACAGAATCCTGGTTCTAAATTAAAAACTGCCGTTACTGAAAAGAAACCTACTGGTAAACGTGCATCAAGACGTAAATCATATTGTGCTAGATCAGCAGGGCAAATGAAGAAGTTTCCCAAGGCTGCTAAGAATCCTAATAGCAGATTAAGACAAGCTAGAAAAAGATGGAGATGTTAATGAAAAAAGCTGTAAATGCTCCTAAAGGTTTTCATTGGATGAAGGCTGGTAAGGGATTTAAACTAATGAAAAATCCTAGCACTGGTTATAAAGCACATAAAGGTGCTTCCAAGAAAGCAAGTTTTGAAGTTCAACAAGTACATAAGAAATGACTGTTGCTAAGAAGCGTGACCCTAGAAAGTGGGCTGCAGCTAAAGCTAGAGCAAAGCGTAAGATGGGTGGTAAACACTCAGCAAGAGCAATGCAATTAGCAGTTAAGTATTATAAAGATGCAGGTGGTTCTTACAAAGGTAAAAAGAAAAAGAGTAACAAACTATCGAAATGGACAAAGCAAAAATGGACAACGAAATCAGGCAAACCAAGTGGCAAGACAGGGGAACGGTATCTTCCCAAGAAAGCAATCAAGGCACTGTCATCAAAGGAATATGCAGCGACCACCAGAGCAAAGAGAAAAGGGACTGCTGCAGGGAAACAGTTCGTGAAGCAGCCAAAAAGAATAGCTAAGAAAACAAGAAGGTATAGAAGATAATGGCAGTATCAGGAACATATGATTTTAATCTTGATATAGATCAAGTAATACAGGAAGCAATGGAAATGATTGGGGGTGAAGCAACCCTTGGTCATGAACCTGCTTCTGCACGTCGGTCTATAAATCTTATGTTAAAAGATTGGCAGAATAGGGGTGTTCTTCTTTGGAGTACTTCTGTTTCTTCTGTTACCGTTGCTGCAA